CCGATGGAGCATTGAGGAACATGTCTACTTTGAGGATTTAGGATTCCGAGTGCATGAAGTGGAGTCCGTACAGGAGAAAATAACGCATTGGATGCCAATAGAACTACCAGATGGTTATGAAGACTTACATTGACCTATTGCTCCTCGCAGCAATAACAATCTACATCGTAGACCTGTCCGGATTCACCGAGCAATGGCGAGGCGCATTGGCAAGGCGAATCGGTGCGAAGCAGCTCCGACCAATCAAGCCGTTTGACTGCGGACAATGCATGACATGGTGGGTGGGAATAATATACTCTCTCTGCGTGGGAGAGTTCTCCCTTCCCATCCTGGCATACATCGCAGCACTCTCCTTCCTCTCGTTTCCGATTGGGCAGATATTGATATTTATAAGAGAGGGAATGCTCTCTCTCATTAACAAAATGATGCAGTTCTATGACTGAACTGACAAGAAGATGCCTTGAGTTATCTCTCAAGGAGAGGACAAGGCTCATCAATGTGCTACAGGAATCTCTCAACGAGAGAGAGGATGACGGAAGCAGATTCTCCGAGCTGTACAAGGCTGCGACAAAGGTCTGCGGACTGGGCATCCTCACATCCTCAAGGGATTTCAAATTGGTGATGGGAAGGAGGATGATCGCATACCAGATGCGCAAGGAAGGCTACTCTCTCATGAGCATCGGAAAGCATCTCATAAGGCATCACGCATCGGTCATCCACATGATCCGGCAGATGGAGGATGTGATGGAGTATCCGAAGGCAAGGGATTTGGAAATGGGTTATTGGCATTTGTTTGAACAGGAGTTACATGATATTGACAGCAGAGCAGATAAGGGAACTCTCGCAGTATGAGAGTCATTTCAAGACGGCAATCGAGAGCAGATACGCAAAGTATCCTGGTGCCAACGGAGTGAAGGTCATTCATTCCATCTATACACAGGTGGCGAAGAATGTGCCACCGCTTAACGCATCATGTTCTTCGTGCATCTTCCGTCTGCTGACCGAGGTAGGCGCAATCTACTTCAAGGACAAGGAGGAGATGCAGAAGGCAGACAAACCGAAGAGGAAGAGGAAATGAAACTGAACCTGTCATTGCCATTGGATGTGGAGAGATTCTGCACCAGGGCGAATGCTCTTATAGAGAAGGGTGCGTATGTGGAGCTGATTGACAAGTCCGGACGGACAAGGGCGCAGAACTCATACGACCATCTGCTCATCGGCATCGTGGCAATGGAACTTGGGGAGTCAATCCCATATGTGAAGGAGATGTATTTCAAGAGGCTCATCAATCCGGACATCTTCGTGTATCGCAGACATGATCCGTTCATGGGCGAGATAGAGGACACCTATTCCACAAGGGAGATCTCAAAGGAGCAGACATCCATTGCCATTGACCGATTCAAGAGATGGATGGCAGAACAGGGCATCTATGCTCCTTCTCCGGTGGATGAGGCAAGGCTCAAGGACATAGAGATAGAAATGGGCAGAATGGAGAGATATATCGGCAGATGAGGGATATATCCATTTATGAAAGATAACGCAAAATAGAGGGGTTTTAACAGCGAAAAAACAGCGAATATGCCAAACGCAGAAAATCTAAAGGGGAAAGAATTCAAGAAGGGTGTATCCGGCAATCCAAAGGGCAGACCGAAAAGTGTCAAGGGGATGCTCAAGGATCTGCCACCGGATGCATTGGAGAGGGTGTGCCAAGTCCTGTGGGCAGCCATAGCTATGCCTAACCAGAAGGAAGCGAAGAAGTATCTTGAGGATGAGGCGAAGGGAATGCCGAAGGAGCTTGGATTCGCTCTTCAGATATGCATCAAGGAACTGAACGGAAGGAATGGATTCAATGCGCTGATGGCAATCATCAATCGCATCTTTGGTGCGCCAAGACAGGTTGCAGAGGTTGAGCATAAGGGAGAGGGATGGAACATCATTGTCCGTTCTGATGAGGACAGGAAGATGGTGGAAGGAATTAAAGATTTGGACATTTAATGGCAGACCAGGAATTCAGCAGAGTATATCGGAAGATATATGAGGCAGCCACGCAGAAGCCTCGCTATATCTCCAACAAGGGTGGAACTCGTTCAACGAAGACCTATTCCACTCTGCAATTCCTGTATATGCTCATTCATGACAAGGACTCTGCCGGAGACATCACATCGGTGGTGTCGGAGTCCTTTCCACATCTACGCAAGGGAGCGATCCGAGACTTTGAGAACATCATAGGGCATCCTCTCAAGGGTGATCCTCATTGGATGGAGAGTGACCACACCTGGACATTTGACAATGGAGCGAAGTTGGAGTTCTTCTCCGTAGACAACGCAGCGAAGGTGCATGGCTCGCAGAGAAAGAGGCTCTTCATCAACGAGGCGAATCACATAGACTATGAGATATTCCGACAGCTCGCAGTCCGTACATCCTCAATCATCTTCATAGACTACAATCCGGCATCGGTTTGTTGGATTCAGCAGAAGGTGGAGTGCAGAGACAACTGCATCCTCATCCGTTCAACCTACAAGGACAATCCGTTCCTCTCTGCCGAGCAGGTTGCCGAGATTGAGAGCAACAAGGATGATGCGAATTGGTGGAAGGTCTACGGACAAGGTATCGAGGGAACTCTTGACGGACTCATCTACGACTTTGAGCAGATTGACCGACTCCCACCGAAGGGAGTGAACAAGCCGGAGAGGGAGAAGACCGAGGAGGAACTCTATGCGGACTCGCTGACGGAGATACATGGACTTGACTTCGGATTCACCAACGATCCGACAGCAAGGGTGCAGATTCTCGCAGACCACAAGAGAAAGCATCTCTATGTGCGTGAACGATGCTACAGGACTCACATGCAGAACAGACACATCATAGAGGATTTCATGGCAGATGGCATCGGCAGATATACCGAGATATATGCGGACTGCGCAGAGCCGAAGAGCATCGCAGACATAAGGGAAGCCGGATTCAATGTGACTGCGTGTGACAAGGATGCTCCTGTGAAGAGTGACAAGCTCAAGTTCCAACTACAATGGATGCAAGGATGGAAGCTGTTCGTGACAAAGGACTCCCTCAATCTCATTGAGGAGCTGCGCAACTACACATGGGCGAAGGACAAGGACGGCAACCTTCTCAACCAACCGATTGACAAGTTCAACCATCTCCTTGATGCGATGCGATACGCAGTCTGGACAAGATTCGGAGAGAGAGCCGGACAAGGCAACTACAATGTTTCATTTGGCAAAAGAAGAAGATAAATGAAGATCATCGACAACTACCGAGACCTGCCTATCGGTCTCTATCTTGAAATCTGCGACATTGACCGCAGAGAGGACTTGGAGGACATCAGCAAACAGGTGTCCATCATCTCCGTCCTCACAGGAATGGCAGAGGAGGATATCTACAATCTCCCATTGGAGGAGTATCGTGAACTCGCAGCCAAGACTCGCTATCTCTCGCATCCGTATGATGGGGAGATACTGACTGCAAAGACCTACATCGTGGGCAAGTTCACTCTCATTCCGATAGAAGACTATCGCAAGATCACCACAGCGCAGTACATAGACTTTCAGACCTTCGCAAAGGATGCGGAGAGGAACATCGTGGAGATTCTCTCCTGTATGCTCATTCCGAAGGGAAAGAAGTACAACCAGGACTACGATGTCCTTGAGGTGCAGAAGGCATTGAGGGAGCATCTCTGCGTGGCAGATGCGCTGTCCTTACTCGCTTTTTTTTTCGTTCAGTACAGGCAATCAATCAAGGATTCACTAACTTACTCCAGGGAGATGGCAATGAGGCTGAGAGATCCGGAGAAGAAGAGGAGGATGCTCCGAGAGATTCAGAAGGAGGAGGATCGTTTGCTGAAACTTGGGGATGGATTGCGAATGTAGACCTTGTCTCCGAGACATGCCGATGCTCCTGGGATGATGTGTGGGTGATGAGTGCGATAGAGTTTCTCAACATCCTCGCATACAGGAAGGACAAGGCAGAGAAGGAGAAGGCAGACATAGAGAAATGGAAGAGGAGGAACTGACATGGATGAGCAATTGTTGGAACTGAACGAGCTTCGGCAAGTCCTTGAGGACTATGCGAAGGAAGCCGAGGAGATATACAAATATCAGATTGCGCTTGGTCGCAAGAACGCATCAAGGAAACTGACGGACACCATCAAGAGCAATGTGGTGGTGGGTGACCAATCGTATGAGGTCACTCTCACTCTACAGGACTATTGGAAATACATAGAAGGAGG